CGACAAAACCAGCCCGTTTGACTCCTACCTGGCCTCCCTCAACGTTGAGGCCATCAAAGACAAACTGGGCAAGTACGAGGCCATGATCGAAAAAGGCCGCCTGCTGGCGGTCAAGGAAGGCCGTCTGGGTGACATGGCCAAGGTGACGGCCACAGTGTCGAGCATCCAGTCAATCGACGAGGGCAAGCGCATTGATGCTTTCGCCCACAGCCTGGATGTGGCCAACCAGCAGTACGTGTTTCAAAACACCCTGATTGGACTGAACGCCCGCGACCAAGCGCTTGCTACCGAGGGCCGCAAGAACTTCCTGGCCGTCGAGCAGCAAATCTGGGATGCAGGAAAGAACGGCTCCAAGTTGTCTGCAGAGGCCCAGCAGAGATTGCGCGCCGAGGCTACCAAGTCCACAGCCGCCCTTGTGCAGGCCGTCAATCAGCGTTTCGATGCACAGCAAAAGTTCGATGAGTCCAAGCAGATTAATGCCTTCACCCGCAGTCTGGAGCAGGCCAACGAACAGTACCAATTTCAGAACACGCTGATTGGCCAAAATGCCCGCGATCAGGCACTGGCCACCGAGGGCCGCAAAAACCTCTTGGCTGTTGAACAGCAAATCTGGGATGCAGAAAAGAGCGGTACCAAATTGTCCGTTGAGGCGCAGCAACGTCTGCGCTCTGAGGCTATCAAGTCGACTGCCACTTTGGTGCAGGCGGTGAATGATCGTTTCGATGCCCAACAAAAGTTTGATGAGACCAAACGCATCAACGCCTTCACCTACAGCCTGGAGCAGGCCAACGATCAGTACATCTTCCAGACCAAGCTGATTGGCTTGAACGCCCAAGCGCAGGAGATTGCCAACGTAAAGCGCAAGAACTTCCTCGCGGTCGAGCAGCAGATCTGGGATGCCGAGCAAAGCGGCACCAAATTAACAGCAGATACCCAGCAGCGCCTGCGCGATGAGGCCGTCAAATCCACGGCAGTCATGATCAAAGCGATTGAAGCCCGGTGGGATGCTGAGCGCTCGTGGGAGATGGGCGTTACCAAGGCGCTGAACAACTACATCGAAACCGTATCCAACGCTGCAGCCCAGTCCGAGCGGCTCTTTACCAATGCGTTCAAGGGCATGGAGGACGCGCTGGTGAGCTTTGTGCAGACCGGCAAACTTGACTTCAAGAGCCTTGCCAATTCCATCATCGCGGACCTGATTCGCATACAAATTCAAAACAGCATCATGAAACCACTGGCGCAAGCGACCAGCGGTATGTCGCTCTCAGGGATGTTCAGCAGTGCCGGTAACTTTTTGTCTGGTCTGTTTAAGGCTGATGGCGGTCCGGTCGCCGGTGGCCAGCCCTACATCGTGGGGGAGCAAGGTCCCGAATGGTTTGTGCCCAATGGCGCGGGAACGATCGTCCCCAACGGGAAGTCGGCTGGCACAACATCTTCGACCGGCAGCAGCGACAGCAACACGGTCACAGCCCAAGCGCCAATCAACATCAATTTCTCGGTGCGGGCCATGGATGCGCGCAGCTTCCAGTCCGCCATGGTGCAAAACAAGGCCGTGGTGGTGGGCATCGTGAACCAGGCGCTCAACATGCGCGGACGCTATGGGATTACGGGGTAAGTCATGAGCGGCACGTTCCCATTAACCCCCGCGCCCAGCGCCATCAAGATTCAGTCCTATCAGCCCACGCGCGTGTCGATATCGCACAACCTGCGCCGCAGTGTTCGTACCAACGGCGCTCAGCGCTGGGTGATCACTGCCGACTGGGTGGGTTTGACCCGTGCGCAATTCGCACCGATTCAAGCCTTTGTTGTCGCCCAACGCGGCCAATGGGACAGCTTCACCGCTGTGCTGCCTGCACACAAACTACCTCAAGGCGTGGCCACTGGCACACCGCAGATCAACGGGGCTAACCAGCAAGGCAGAAGCATCTCCACGCGCGGCTGGACGGCAGGACTTTCCGGCGCACTCAAAGCGGGTGACTTCATTGGCGTTACTGGCCAGACCAAGGTCTACATGGTCACCGCTGATGTGAACGCAGATGCCTTTGGCCTGGCTACCGTGGCGATTGAGCCCGCCTTGATGGCAGTGCCTGCCGACGGCGCAGTGATCACTGTGCGCAACGTACCGTTTACGCTGGCTTTGGGCACGGACACGATGGAGTCCGCTGTTGCCCCCGGGTCGATTTACAACTTCAGCTTGCAGTTGGTGGAGGCCTTTTAAGGTCAAATTTTATGGATCGTGGAGCAAGTTCAGAATTCATCGCCGAGATCCTCAAGTCCAGCAATCAGCCCGTCTACTTGGTTGAGACCTGGTTTGACGACGGCACTATCCGCATGACGGACGCCTGGATCAACGTGCTGTGGAGCACCAATACCTACACGGCCAACGGTCACTTTCTCGGGTTCTCCGGCCTGTCAGAGACCAGTGACATGAGCATTCCCAATGTCACGGTTCAAGTCTCGGCTGTGGATCAGACTTGGATTTCAATTGCGCTTTCCAAGCCCTATATCGACCGGCGCATTGCCATCTACAAGGGATTTCTGGATTACCGCCTGGCCATCATCAGCAACCCTTTGCTGGTGTTCGATGGTCGGATTGACAGCATGGAAATCTCCGACGACCCCAACAACGGCACCTGCACGATCGCAGTCACTGCCAGCTCGCAATGGGTGGATTTCCAACGCACGCCGGGCAGGCACACCAACGACCCGGAAGAGCAGATCTGGTTTCCGGGTGACCGGGGGTTTCAGTTCGTGACCAACATCAACCGTGAAATCAAGTGGGGTTCTCTTTGAGCTACTCGTATGCGCGCATCCCCATCGGCATGGCTACGAAAGAACTTCAAGCATTGGCCGAACGCGAGTACGAGGAAGTCGGCCAGAAGGATCTCGATCGTCTGAACGTCGACTGGGCTCGCTACGGCGAACTCGATGCTGCCGGGAAACTTGCTACCTTCATCGCCAAACGCAATGGCGTGATCGTGGGCTACGCCGCATTCATCGTGCAGACCCACATCCATTACCAGGACGCACTGGTCGCCGCCAACAGCGCCGTGTATGCCGTGCCCGAGGTAAGGGCCGGGCGTGTCGTTCTTAAGCTGCTGCGCTTTGCCGAGATGGGCCTCAAAGCCCAGGGCGTGCAAAAGATTTATTACCACGTCAAACAGACCAAAGACTTCGGTCGCCTGCTCGGACACCTGGGCTACCAGGACGTCGAGCGCATGTACGCCAAGGTAGTTCAGGACAGGGAAGACGCGTAATGGCAGGCATCGTCATTGGAGCCATCGTTGGATCGGTGGTGTCCGAGGCCGTGGGTATCGTGGTGGCCGATGCAGTACTTGGCATGGTCATTGAGTCGGGCATCACGGCTGTAGCGGCTGACGTTCTTGGCGCATCGCTTGCCACTGCCAGTTTCATCGGCGGTGCGACCGGTTTGGTCGCCGGGGGTGTTGCCAACTTGGCGGTGCAGTCACTGATCGGCTCGAACTCGCCCTCAAGCGCCCAGTCTGCGCTGTCTTCGGCCCAGGCGCAGGGCATCCTGATCAACTCCCAGAGCAATGTCGACCCCATTCCAGTGATCTACGGTCGCCGCCGGGTGGGTGGCACGCGGGTGTTCATTGAGGTCTCCGGAAGCAGCAACGAATACCTGCATCTGGTGCTGGTGCTGTCAGAAGGTCCCGTGACCGCGATCGATAACGTGTACTTGGACGATGTGCTTTCAAGTGACGGCAAATTCAATGGCCTGGTCACAGTTACCAAGCACCTGGGTACGCCCGGTGAAGCAGCCGATGCAGCGCTGACCGCCGATGTGCCCAAGTGGACCAGTGCCTGCAAACTTTCCAACTGCGCCTACCTGTACGTCAAGCTCAAATACGACCGTAACGCATTCTCTGGCCTGCCCACGATCACAGCCGATGTGCGGGGCAGAACTTTGTACGACCCACGCGACGGTCAGACCCGGTACTCCAACAATCCGGCACTCGTCCTGCGGGACTACCTGATCAACACGATTTATGGGCGAGGCATCGCCAGCAGCGCGATCGATGACACGAGCATTGCAGCAGCTGCGAACGCCTGCGATGTGAGGATCACCGCTCCAAGTTTCTCTGACATTTTTACGGTCAGCACCACAACCGAAGCGCTGACTTTCGCCCAGCCGATACCTATCGACACAGGGGATGGCGTCAAGGTGAGCAGCACCGCCACCGTGCCCAGTCCGTTGGTGGCAGGGACAACTTATTACGCGATCAAGGCAACTGACACCAGCTACCAACTCGCCACCACGCTGGCCAATGCCTATGCAGGGGTGGCCATCGATCTGACATCAGCAGGGTCTGGGCAACACACGCTCGCCCAGGTGAACTACGCGGCTTACGCCTGCGACGGAACGATCGACACCAACCAGACGGCGTATGACAACGTGCGCGCATTGCTTACCGCGTGCCGGGGCATGCTGGTGTTTAGCGGCGGCAAGTACCGGTTGGTGCTTGACGTTGCCACCACGGCCTCAAGCTTTGGGTTTACTGAGAGCAACATCACCGGCTCCTGGGTCATCAGCCAGGCCGGTAAACGCGCCAAGTACAACCGGGTCACCGCTGGCTTTTACAACCCAGCCAAGAAGTGGCAGCCCGATCTGGCCATGGTCGAGTCCACAGCTTTGCGTGCCACCGACAACGGTCTGATTTTGGAAGCCAAGATCGACCTGCCGTTCACAGCCAACAGCTACCGGGCGCAGAACATCGGTCAGTTGACGCTAAACCAGAGCCGCTACGGCTTGGTCGTGAAGTTCTCCGCTTTTCAGGAAGGCTTGCGCTGCGAGGTGGGGGATGTGGTGCCGATCACGCATTCAACGCCGGGTTGGTCCGCCAAGTTGTTCCGGATCATGCAGATCGAGATCAAGGACAACGACGAGGTCTATGTCGTGGCCCGTGAATACAGCGCCAGTGTTTACACACAAGCGGTCTTATCGCCTGCCGCCGTCATCGCTCAGTCCAATTTGCCAGACCCGTTCAGCGTGCCTGCCGTGTCGGGTCTCACGCTGGCCTCCGGCACATCTGAATTACTGCGACTGGCTGATGGCTCTGTCATTTCGCGCATCCGCGTGGGCTGGACCGCACCTACCGAGGTCTACGCTCAGAAGGGGCAGGTCGAAGTACAGACCCAAGCTACGACCGACCTGGGATGGTCGCCGGTGGACATTGTTGCTGCCGAACTGGGTGTGGCTTGGGTGTCGCCGGTGCAAGACGGAGCCAGTTACAACGTGCGCATTCGGGCGATCAATTCGATCGGCGTGCGCGGAGCATGGAGCCAGGGGACAGTGCAAGTGGTGGGCAAAACAGCGCCACCGTCCGATGTCCCATGGCTGCGCCTGGACGGGGAGCGCCTGACTTGGGGGTCGGTCTCAGATATCGATCTTGCCGGTTACCGGGTGCGTTGGCAGCCGGGTGGCAGTCGTTCCTGGTCGGACGCGCTGGAATTACACACCGGCCTGCTGGCAGTCTCGCCCTGGGATCTGGTCACCATTCCCTACGGGGCCGGTCAGATTCTGATCAAAGCGGTCGACACCACCGGCAATGAGAGTCTGAACGTCACAGCCATTGCCTGCAATTTAGGTGATGCGCCGGTGGAGAACGTGTTTGCAAGCTACACGCTCAACACGACGCCGGTGCTGGCACCCGATTCATCGCGCATGTGGAGCAACGATTCTGCTCAACTCTGGACCAACACTACGGCGGTGTTTCTGGTACCTCAGTACCAGGCGATTTTCTGGACCGGCAGCGTCACATTTACCGAGAGCGGCAGTCTCACGATCGCGGCCACCGTCAGTGGGTATGCCTGGAAGATCACTTGGAAGAAGTCATCGGACGTGGCCTACGTGCCATTTCCGGGGCGGGCTTGGGCTGACGCAGGGACAACTTACCAGTTCCGTATCGACGTCGACCAGAGCAATCTGCAGGGCCTCATTGGCTCGGTGGTGGCGCAAATCGATGTCCCCGACAAAACGATTCGCCTGCCCGATGTGGTGATTGCCTCGGGCGGTTCGCGCCTGTCGATTGGCACCGGCTGGCGAAGCGTGGTGATCGTGAGTCTCACTTTGCATTCAGACGGTGGCTCTGCCACCACGGCCCGCGTGGTCGACAAATCAACTTCGGGTCCGCTGATCCAGTGTTTCAACGCCAGTGGCGCTGCAACCGCTGGGACGGTGGACGCCTACGTTCAAGGATATTGAGATGACTGCACAAACAACGCCCCCGTTCAAGCGGGGCGATACCTTCGCTTTGTCTGGCGTTTACCGCATCAACGGTGTGGCGAGTCAATTGACCAACCAAACCATTCGATCCCAATTGCGCACCAGCGTTGGAGGCTTGGTTGCCAATCTGTCGGCGGCGATTGACCCTGACCAGACCGTGAATCCTGGGCGCTTCTACCTCTCGCTCGTCGATCCGGCGCAGTCGGCCACATTCCCAGCCCCTGCCAACCTGTACTGCGATGTGGAAGTGCATAGCGGCGGGACGGTGCGATCGACCGAAACATTCATCGTGCCGGTCGTGCCCGATGTGAGTCAGTAAATGGAGGCCGATCCATGACCACAACGATTACAGCCACCACAGAAGTCAGCCTCACCCTGCAGCCGCAATGGGACAGCACCTCGGTCGAAGTCACGCTCACCGTTCCCGGACCTCAAGGTCCAAAGGGCGATCAGGGTGCGGTCGGCCCGCCGGGTCCCTTGCCTGATGTCAGCACCTTGGCCCTGGACGCGGGCTATTTCTAAATTCCAACGGAGAACCTTATGCCCAACCTCATTCAAATCAAACGATCTGCCACCACCGCTACGCCGCCCACGCTGGCAGTGGGTGAACTGGCCTGGTCTGAAGTCAGCAAGACGCTTTTCATTGGCGAGTCTGGCAGTGCTGTCACCGCCGCCGCTGGCTCAGGCGTCTTCGCCAAGAAGGCCGACAGCTTCGCAGCCAGTGGAGATGCAACCGGCACCGGCACGCTGTCGGGTGGCGTGGTGCTGGCACTGGCGGCCAGTGGTGTCACTGCTGGCAGTTACTCCAACGTCACGGTGGATGCCAAGGGACGCGTGACTGGCGGCTCAAATCCGGGTTACCTCACTGCCAACCAGAACATCACGGTGTCTGGTGATGCAACGGGTTCCGGAACGACAGCGATTGCGCTGACTTTGGCCAGCAGCGGTGTTACGGCGGGGACTTACAACAACGGCGTCACGGCGCACACGCCATTCACTGTCGATGCAAAAGGCCGCATTACCGCCATCGGTACAGCCGTAACAGTGACACCCGCCTGGGCCAGTGTCACTGGTAAGCCAACTACGCTGTCTGGCTACGGGATCACCGACGCACTGGCGCTCACCGGTGGCACGCTCACTGGCGCTTTGACTTTAGCGGCGGACCCCACCAACGCACTGCACGCAGCAACCAAGCAGTACGTGGACAACGCCATCACCGGACTGGACTTCAAAGCATCGGTTCGCGCGGCCACCACGGCCAACATCACGCTCTCTGGACCACAAACGATTGATGGTGTAGCGCTCATCGCAGGTGACAGGGTGCTGGTCAAAGACCAGACGACTCCAAGCCAGAATGGTTTGTATTTGGTGGCCGCAGGCGCATGGACTCGCACGGCTGACGCCGACAACTCTCCAGCGGGCGAGGTCTCCTCCGGGCTGTACACCTTTATTGAGGAGGGGATTACCTACGCTGATTCAGGTTGGGTTCTTGCCAGCAACAACCCGATCACGATAGGCACTACCGCCTTGACCTTCCAGCAATTCAACGGTCTGGGACAACTCACTGCGGGCACAGGCCTGACCAAGTCCGGCAATACGCTGTCGATAACCTCCTCGGGCGTCACGGCTGGCACCTATTCCAGCATGACGGTGGACACAACCGGGCGGGTCACTGCGGGCACCAACCCCGGCTACATCACAGCCAACCAAAACATCACGGTCTCAGGCGATGTCACTGGTTCGGGCACAACATCGATGGCGCTCACCCTGGCTGCCAGCGGCGTGACGGCGGGCACATACAACAATTCAGCCACGGCGCATACGCCATTCACCGTTGATGCCAAAGGCAGACAGGGTTGTAGGTTTGCCACTGACGCTGGTCCATGCGGGCGTGACCGTGAC